TATTTAAATATCTTTTTTGCTTCTCATTAGAAATTTTAACATTACTATCGTCATTACATTCAAAATATTTAGATGTAAAATATCCTAAATTTTTAGAATTAAAACTTTGAGTTCCTGATTTATATTTTGGAATACGAATTTTATTTGATGTAATATTATGCTGTGCATTTCTATCGTCAATCATTATAATAATTAATATTTATATACTTAAATATATAAAATTTCTATCAATTTTTATTACGATTATAGTAATAAATATTAATTATTTTGAATAATTTCATTTTCATATTCATGTTCATAACATAAATTATGCACTCTTAAAGGAGTTATTCTACCTACACGCTGAGCTCTTCCTATTGCTTGACTTTTATCTGCAGACATTGAGTGTAATATAATTACATCTGTTGCAACACTAATATCAATTCCAGAACCTGCATATTGTGTTGTTAATAAAATAACATTAGTGTTTTTATATTTAAAATTATTAAGAATATTCATCATTTGATTAGTATTACCTTTTAGGCAAGCATGATTAATATTCTTTGCTGTTAAAATTTCAGTTATTTTAGAAAATGCAGCATCTACACGACTAAATATAATAAATTTACCAGAATTATTACTTAAAATTAACTCAATCAATGTATCTTCTTTACTTAAAATTCCTTTTCCAATAACATCTTTATTAATAATAGTATTTTCTTCAATTTTAGTTGGTACTATTGCGGTAAGATTTTGGGTACTTCTAATTTCCGTACGACATGTTGGACATTTTTTAATATTATCATTTCGTATTGAACTATTTAAAAGATTAATTATACAAGGACCGCAGAAAATATGTGTACAATCTAGTAATATAGGATGTGTTATATTATCTAAACAAATAGCACAAGTCTTATTTTCTATTTCAGAAATTCTTTCTGTTAAATCATTTAATTTTTCTTTTAAATTAGTTAATTCTGTATCTATTAAATTTAATTTATTTATTTTAATATCTTCAGGAATATCTAATAAAGATATATAATCTCTTTCCTTATATTTATTATGTATCGCTTTGTTCATATCTGCACATATTAGATTAGCAATCCCTGCCTCTGTTTCATTTTTACCACCTAATTCTTTTATAGCACCAGATATATCATTTGCATTAATTTTTTCTAGAATACTTTGATTTATATATGGTATTATAGCTTTTGAATAATTAGACATTTTACATAAATAAAATTTTTCGATAATTGGAGGTACATTAAAACTTTGTTTAACAAAATCTTTATTACATTTAACTAAAATAAAATTCAAATACTCTTCTTTTATTAATTCTCTTATATTATGATGCAATGAATTTGATGATGAATATGTACGATCGCATATATTTAAATAAGTACCGCTAATTAACCACAAATATAAATAAGAAAGATTTTCTATTTTATTTATAATATCATGACATTCATCAATTATAACACGTTTCCAATTATAGATATATGAAGTATGTCTTATATCTCTATATAAACTAGAATAGTAAGGATCATAATATTTAAATAAAGTTGGTAATGTTGTATTTTTTATAAGAACAACATCATAATTGTTAAAATATGTTATAATTTCTTCATGATTATCATTATATTTTGGAATATTTTTGTTAATAAAATTTAAATTATCAATTGCTAAATACTTCAATGTAGTTTGTTCTCTCAATGTTCTTTCCCATTGAACATAAACAGGACCTCTTGGAACAATAATTAATGTAGAGCTAATCATATTATCTAGAATTGGAATATTTTTATTTACTGATGTTAATTTAAAATAATTATACTTTTTATTACTATGTTGACTTATAATTTTTTGATTATTTATATATATATTATCTAATTTATTATGAGCAACAATAGATAATGCTGTTAATGTTTTTCCATACCCTACTATATCTCCCAAAATACCAATATTAGATTCAATTTCTTCACCACTAGAATATTTAATTTTTCTAATATTTTCCATCATAGTTGCTTTAAATACACAAGCTAATTGATGGGGTTTTAAATCTTTCTTAATTTTAATAGGTTGTGATATTCTAGGAGAATCATAATCTAATTCTGTATTATATATTATATTGCAATAATTATTATCATTTAACATTTAATATATATATTATATATATTATACAAATATATTTTATATACATTTTATATTCGCACGAAAATGTATATATAAAATGATATAAGAAATATTTTTATATATAAAACATAATGGAAGAAACTAATAAAACCGAAGTACTTGAAAATAAACCAGTGTTAAAAAAAATTGTTTTTGCTTTACCAGGTGATAATTTTAGTTCTAAATTTTTAATTTCTTGGACAGCGACAATAAGCAAAATTCTTGAGTTGCAAAAATATGATATAATTATTTCACCAGCGACAGGTTCATTTGTTTCATTTGTCAGAATGAAAACTCTGGGTCTTGATACATTAAGAGGAGAAACACAAAAACCATTTAATAATCAAGATTATGACATATGGATCACTATAGATAGTGATATTATATTTACACCTGATCAAGTAATTGAATTAATTGAATCTACAGAGCATCATCCAGTAGTTGCAGGAATGTACAGAATGGCAGACTTAACTAATTATGCTTTTGTAAAAGATTGGGATACAAATTATTTTAAAGAAAATGGTACATTTAAATTTATTACCCCTGAAGAAATAGATGTATGGAAAAAAGAAACAGGATTTAAATATTATCCCGTGTATTATACCGGCATGGGATTTATGGCAGTTAAAAAAGAAGTTTTTGATAAAATGGAATATCCTTATTTTGATTCTGAAGTATCTGTAATTATTACAGACGATGGAAAAACACTAAGAGATATATGTAGCGAAGATGTTGCTTTTTCTAAAAATATAATTAAAGCAGGTTATCAAATAATGGTTAATACTGATATTCGTGTTGGTCATCTTAAACAACTGGTTATTTAATAACACACCATATTACAATATAAATATTTAATTAATATTTTAAAATATTAATTAGATTATAGAGAATAATGAATTTTTTTTCATTAATAGAAAACATTAATAACTATTATCAATTAATCCCTTTTATAAATAATAATTTAGATAATAACTTTAATAGTTACTATTCAATAATAGCAATTATAATATTATATTTAATATACTATTTTATATCAAATTCATTTATGATTCTAATGCTAATATTTATAGGTATATTAATAGGATTTTATATTGTATATTTATTTAGAGATACTATTCCGCATTTTTATAAAATTATGCAATAATAAAATTATTTTTTCTTTTTTCTCCCACCTTTAATTACAGGAGATTCTTTTTTATTTAATGAATAGGATACATTATATAATTCGGTCTCTTTTTTTGTATTATTAGCTTTATTATCATTAGAAGATTTTGATGAATTTGTAGATTTTGATGAATTTGTAGATTTTGTTGAATTTGTAGATTTTGTTGAATCTGTATCTGTAGATTTAGTTGAATCTAATGATATAGCAGAATTAGTTCTTTTAAAATCTTCTTCTATTATTGATTTATAATCATCATTTTTATTTTGGTTAGAAAAAAATGGAATTACTGATTTTTCTTCACTAGGTACTTTAGTTTCTTGTAATTTTTTTAATTCTTCTTGGTTTATTTTATTATCATATTCAGGGTTCTCTTCTTTTTTTTGATTAGAAAAAAAGGAAAATATAGAATTTTCTTCTTTGGGTACTTTAGTTACTTCAGGTACTTCAGATACTTTAGTTTCTTGTAATTTTTTTAATTCTTCTTGGTTTATTTTATTATCATATTCAGGGTTCTCTTCTTTTTTTTGATTAGAAAAAAACGGAATTACTGATTTTTCTATTTTGGGTTCTCTAGTTTCTTGTGAATGTTTAAATTCTTCTGTATATTTCTTTTCTAAATTTATATTATCTCTTGTAGTATCTATAGAAGATTCGCGAGGTCTTAAAGATTTTTGATTAACAGGAGGATTAAACATAGACATAAATAACGATGGTTCAGGTATTATATTCTCTTCATAATGTACTTTATTTACAGGTCTAATATAGTTAACAGGTTGTATAGGTTGTATATAGTTAATAGGTTGAACTGGTTGAATGGGTTGTACATAGTTAATAGGTTCTACTGGTTGAACTGGTTGAACTGGTTGAACTGGTTGAACTGGTTGAACTGGTTGATTTGGAATATCATTATTATATGAATAATAATAATATACACCGATTATAATAAATAATAAAAACATTAATATTCCAAAACCTATTAAAACCCATTTGAATTTATCCATTAAATCTTTACTATCTGTATCTTCCGGTTTTATAGGATTATCATTTTGAAGTTTTTCATCTGTTTTATTAGTTATATTTGATGTTTTATTTGATGTTTTATTTTCATCTTTTGGAGGAGGTGGAGGTGTTGCATTATTAGATTCTTTTATAATAACTCCACTAGAATTGTTATTATTATTATATTGAACATTTGAAGCTATAATGTCTTGTTCTTCTCTTGTTTTTTTTAAATCATTTAAACCTCGCAATAATATATCTTCCTTGCTTTCGGTAGATGTTATAAAATCTTCTATATTTTTACTTACTAATGAAACTAATTTATCATATAATAAATTTTCCTTATTATTAGAATTGTTATTTCTTAATTTAGAGTTATCTTTCTCTAACAACGATATTAATTCATTAATTAATAATGTCATATTTACTATATATGTTCTATATTATTAAATTATAAAATAATATGTTTTTCTTCTTTATGATTAGATATATAAATGGAATTAATCAAACCTATTTTTGTTAAAAGATGGGTTGCCGAAAATAAATATATCGAATATGTATTTGATAATAATCCATATAATACTTATATTAATAAAATATTAATAAAAGAATATATTTTTAGAGATATTAATATTAAAGAAAATTTAGACAAAATAGCATATCATATTTTTAATTATGAAAAAAAACATACAGGAACTATTTTATATCCTTATTATTGTTGGTCTACAATAAATAAAATAGATAAACCACTATTATTTACTATAAAAAAAATTTTATGGAAGGGATATCATGTAAATCCTTTTAAATCTAATAACAGAGATTCACAGCAATTAAAAGAACCTATTGAATATTTATATAACGAAGATTTATTAAATGTTGACAAAATTAATATAGTGTTTCATAATGATTTTAATTATAATATTAAGTATTATTACCTTAATAATAATCAAATAATTAATTTAAATAAAAAATTAGAAGATACTACTATTGAATTATATAATACAAAAATAATTAAAACAAAAGAAAAAAAAGAGGAGTATTTTGATATTTCTTTTTATCATAAATACAAAGATATTGGTTCATTAATAGTACTTTTTGATAATTTTAAAACAACTGATAATATGCAATTAATACAATTAATTAATAATAATAATGCTATATATAAAATTTATAAAAACCATTCAATAGAAGAAAAAGAATTATCTAAAATATTTAATTTAGATAAAAAAGAAGAGGGGATAAATATATATTATAAAAATGAAAAAATTAAATTAAATATTTCTAAAGATGGCGTTTTTACTATATATATAAAACCACATATGGATAAAGGAGAAAATATATCAAATATAAATAAAATAAAAAATGAAATAGTTGCTTATCTCAAAAATTATTTTAATATAAATATAGATGATTTTATAGAAAATAATATTAATTCTAGAATTACTTTTTCACTTGATTATACTGATACATCATTAATAAAAAAAATAGGGACATATGCTAATATTTTTCAAGATTATGAAAAATTTAAAGATAATAAAAAAAATAATGGTCTATATATATATAAAAGAACAGATAGTATTGATATAGAAAATTATATTAGAAATCGTAAAAATTATAGAAAAATACCAACAGACGAATTATTAAAAGAACTTAAACTAATTGGTATAAATAAGACAATTAATGATGTAAATGAAATTATAAAAAATATGAATGAAATGGAAATTAATAAATTAACTAGACAAAATAATAAAGAACAAACTTCAATTATAGATGTTACAATAAATAGCGATAATATAGAAATAATAACCAATAATTTCAAATCTTTTTTAGATATTAATAATTTAAAATATTGGTTAATTAGAATTATAGAAAAATTTAGAAATACTAAAATTAATAACGTTAAAAATGATAGTCCAATTAAAATAAAGTCACCTATATTAATAAAAAGTAATTCATCATCTAAATCATCTAAATCATCTAAATCATCTAAAAAAGATATTAAAGAAAGTAGTAGCAGTTATAGTAGTATACATAGTGGAGAAATTGCTAATAGCGATATATCATCATCAGGAGGAGGTAAAAATAAAGAACATTATCTAATAAATAAATTAAAAATTGCAGATAAAGAATTATGGAATGGAGATAATCCTCCTAGAAGATGTCAACGTCCTAAACAACCAGTTGTTTTAACAGAAATTGAATTAGAACAACTTAAAAAATATGGCAATGATAAAATTTTAGATAATATTATTAAACATGGAAGTAATAATGATAATTTAAATTATTATACATGTCCGCGTATATGGTGTCCTATAAGTAATATACCATTAGACGAAAACACTCCTAAAAAAAATTTAAAATGCCCCGATGAAAATGAAGAACCAATAATGATGAATGAAATTATGAAAAATTCAAATAATCCACGTTACGCATATATAATTAATAAATATAATTTGCCATGTTGTGGTAATAAGGACCCGTTATTAAAGAAAAAATCATTAAATACAAATGAAAATATTACTACTAATATTGTAAATAAAGGAAAAAGAGGAAGAAAAGCAAAAGTTAAAAAAGATACAACTATTGAATTACAAATTAAAGATAATGATGATATTCAAGATAATAATATTGTTCTAAATATTAGTGATGAAAATAAAGATGGTATGCAAAATATTAGTAATAATTATATAATGACGCAAATACCAGTTATTTATAAAAATAGATATGGTAATATTCGTAAAGAATTATATAATGTATTATATAATAATTATAAGGAATATCTAACAAATTGTGCAAATCGTAATAATATAAATAAACATAATTGTACATTAAGAAAAGGATTGAAAGATATTGCATCAAATAAAAAATCCAATAATTACGATAATATTATAGATGTTATTGCTTTTTTATTAAATAAATCAAGAGATGGATTAATAAAAGATATAGAGAAAAAATTAGATATTATAACATTTCTATCACTAGAGAATGGAAATGTATTTAAAGATTTTGCTGACAATAATCCTGTAATACCTGAATTAAACAATGATTTATATATAGAATTTTTAAATATTTTCAATAATAATAAACTATTAAGTTTTCCAAAAATAGAAGATAATACAAAAAAATCATTATATCAAAAATCACGATTATTATATATATATAACTCTTATAAAAAATTTATAAATTATTTAAAATCAAAAGATAGCAAATATGATAAAAATATTCAATATATTTTTTCATTAATTGCAATATTATATAAAAAATTAATTATTTCATGGGAAATTGAAAAAGGAATTGATAATAGTATACATATTATTTGTCCTTATTATACAACACTTAACGATTTAATTCCTTATTTGGGTAAAACTCCTAAAATGATTATGATATATAAAGATAATAATAATGAAAAAGATATCATAAAAAATCCTATATACGAACCCCTAGTATTAAAATCTATTAATTCCTCTTCGGATATTAAAGAATATAACTTATATGAACATAATAATATAAAAAAAATTTTAAATAAATGTTCTTATAATATTAAAAATGATAATAATAACATTAATTTATATGAAAATATACAAAATATAAAAGCATTAATACGTATTGTTAACAATAAAGAAAATTTAAATATATCAAGCAAATCTAATAGTTCGGAAAATTCTAATGATAATATATATGGTTTTAAAACAATTATAATAAATAAAGACTTGTCTATTGATAGGATAATATTAAATAATAATATAATAATTAAAATTAAAAAACAATCTATAATTATTATAAAACTATTAATAGATAATTTTAATATAAAAAATGTAGTATTTAGTGATGATATTATAGATCAAGAGTATTTTATAATTATTAAAAAAGATATTCATAAAGAATTTGAAGATAATGCAAAAAATATAGGTATTAATATTGAAAAATTTGATATTATTAAAGAAACAAAAAATAATATAAGAGGTAAAATAAAATTCACTGATTATGAATTAGATGATAATATATTACTAAATAGCGATTATTATAATAAATACCATCAATATGTAAATAAAAATGATGAAACGATTAAAAAAATGTATGAAATAAGAAAATATATAAGAGATAAATTACTGAGTGATAAATATACTGACGAATATTATAGTAGATTATCTAAAAATCCACGAGCATATATTATAGAAACATTGCTAAAAGAATTAGTTGATGATAATAAATATAATAAAAAAGATTTACAAATAATATTAGAAGAAATCGACTTAATATCAATCAAAAGTATTAAAAATTGGTATTCTTTATCTCTAGGAAATTTTAAATATAATTATATTAATGATATTTCCGATAATATTATTGAATCTGATAATGAATTAATATTTTCACAATATATTGTTTCTAATAATATACCAAAAAAAATAATAAGTTATAAAGATTATTATCCGAGTAATATTAATAGTATAGAAAATAATGTAGATATATTATATGATATAAATTCATCAATACAAGATAATATTGTTATGAATATACCTAATATATTCGAAGGAACAGAATATGAATTAAATTCAAAATGGAAAAAATATAGTAAGAAAATTTGGTCAAAATTAAGATATATCAAAGTAGAATACGATGAAAATTATATTAAAAATTTATATGATTTTTTAATAAATTATGATAAAAAAATAATTACAAATATATATACTTTTGATAATATAATAAATTATACATATAAAGAATATGAAGACATTTTGTGTAATAATAATAAAACCATTGATGATATTTATATTAAAAATAATAAATTAATTGAATTATTATTTAAAGACCCGCACTTCTTTAATGTATACATTAAATATATGAATTATTATAATAATACAAATAAAAATTTTAAAACACAAAAAATATTTTTTGATACATATTTTAATAATAGCGATATTGAAGAAAGAAGAAAAATTATTAATTACATTAAAAAAGAAAATGCTATAAAATATTTTGGAGATATTACATTAAAATTAATATCTAAATGGTTAAATATAAATATATTTATAATATATGAAAGAATAGAATATGGCAAAGGGTTAAATATTGATAAAAGAGCAGGTAATAAAGATTTAAATCTTACTTTAGCATTTTACAGAGGCGGTACTAAAATAAATAATATATTAAAACGACCATTAATAATGCTTTATAGAAAAAAAAATAAAAATAATAATATATCATATTATTTAATTAAACTTCATGATAGTAATACATATATATATAATGAATTAGATGATGCACCCGAAGAAATTAAAAATAAATTAATTAATTTAAAATACAATTCTAATGATTCGATATTATCTGACTCTAAATAATATTAATATTTTGTGTAGGTAATCTATAACATTTTTTATTTTTTTTATCTAGATTTAACTTAACTTGCAAATCATTTTCTCTATACATTATTTTTTCTTCTTCATTTACTTCAACTATTGCATCTAGAATATCTTCATTCTTTGGATTTTTATCATTGATATCTCTTAATAATTCAATCATATATTCTTCATCTATTAATATTTTGCTATCTCCCGTGCCGCACGGAGGTTGTTGTCCGAGCATTACATTAGCAGATACACCATTTACTTTGTCATATTCAGCAAATATACTAGCATTAATTAACATATCAGTAGTTTCTTCAAATGAAGATTTTGCCAGAGGGCCAATATCTCCTCTATTAATACCATGTCTATCAATAGACATTAATTGACCCTTGTATGTCATAGTATCTATAAGAAGAGACATATGTCTGTAATTCATAGACCCTTCATTTGTTACTGCAATTAACTCTTTATATAATGCATTTCGTGCAGCCTCAATACCAAGTGTATCATAGATTTCTCTAATATCATTTGAGATAGTACGAGTACTATCAATATTTGGATTAGATAATAATTCTATTAAATTAGTACCATCTGTATCTAAAACCCATTCTAAAATGTCATCAAAATTATTTGTATCATCATTATATCTCGTATATTTCTTTTTATTTAATGAAACTTTTTTAATACCTTTATAACCTTTTAATAATATTTGATGTACGATATTATGTTCAATTGCTTTAATAGTAGCAATTTCATCACCATCTTTTAGAGCTAATTCTGTTAATTTTATGCGAAATATACATTCTTCGGCATTATCATCACTATATACACAATCAATATATTTATCATATGCCGAATTTAATTTAGTATAAATATCTATCATTTTTAATTTATATGATACCATTTTTTGTTTATTAAATACTAATCTTAGAACCCATGGTGAAGAACTTTTAGCACGACAAGACGAATTATTTAATTCTTCAAATTCTTTATAGATATTCAATATACCTTGATCTTCTTTAATATTTGTTTCATAATATTCTCCATTATCCCAATATATTTCACTATATTCAAGAATATCTGATAATTTAGTAATTTCAATAGAATTCTTAACATTCATAGCATGATCTTTTGTAGCATCTATTCTAGGATCATTAAAATCTCCATTACTATTTTTAATTGGATTAACCACACAAGAAATATCATTTTTCATATATATAATTAATGTTGGTGTTTTGGTTTTTTTTGTAGCAGATAAAATTTCTTTTAGACGCGGTACACCTGATGTTGCTTTAACTGCAGCAGCAGTACCTGAAACATGGAATGAATCTAATGTCATTTGTGTTCCTAATTCACCAATAGTTTGTGCTGCAACTATACCTACCATTTCTCCAGGTTGAGCAATTGCCTGATTAAAATATTCTGTAATTTGTAAGATAATATAATCAAATATTTCTTTAGTGAAATGATAATTTAATATTAATTTTTTAGGATTTAAATAAAGTCTTAATAATATATGTAGAAATCTCATTCCTTGATTTAAATTTTTAATAAATAGTTTTTTCTCTAATTTATTTATATTATCTAAGATATAGTCAGGTGATAAATCTGTTTTAACTGCTTGAATATTAATACTTGATAATCTATTTTGTGCAGTTGTTATTATTCTACGAAATGGTATAGGATAATTAATTATATTTTTCTTTTCATAATTAAATATTTTTTTAATAAGAAACAATTTATCATCTATTATTTTTTCAAAATGTTCATTACATCTTTTATATGTATTTTCATCAATAGAATTAAGAACATCTTCTGTAACATAAATTTCAATGTTATCTGTTCTTTTTAAATTATACTCCAAATCAAGTTCAATATTATTTTTATATATACTATCTATAATTTGCACTTCAATTTTACATCCATCCATTCCATCTTCGCCATAAATATATTGAATAATAGTACCATCAGCAGTTCTAACAGTATTATCATAATGAATTTTAGAATCTTCCATTGCTTTTACCAATCTTCTTTGGATATATCCTGTTTCAGATGTTTTTACAGCAGTATCAATTAGACCTTCTCTGCCACCCATAGCATGAAAGAATACTTCGTGAGGTTTTAATCCCGAAATAAAACTATTTTTAACAAATCCTCTTGCTTCGGGTCCATCATCATATTTTGTAAAATGAGGCAGAGTTCTATCTGTAAAACCATAAGTAATTCTTTTTCCATCTACATTTTGTTGTCCAACACAAACTATCATTTGCGATATATTGATTTCTTTACCCTTTGAACCTGATTTAACCATATTAATCATACGATTTGTTTTTTCTTCTATTTGTGCAAATCCAATTTTACCAACTTCACTAGTTGTTTCATTTAAAATACCAATTAATTCTCTTTCAATATAATCTTCATTATTAAATATACTATTATTAATAAAAGTACCTCTTCTAATTTGATCTAATTTATTATATGCTTTGGTTTGCATTTCTTTAATTTTATTTTTTAGATTTTCATCGGTTGTTTTATCAGTTACTAAATCACTTATACCTACACTGAAACCAGAAGTCAATAACCATCTACATATTAATCGCTGCGTATTATCAAGAAATTTGCGAACTTCAAAAGGTCCATAATCATGATAAATAACAGGGATTAATCCTGTAGAAATTCCATGAAATACATTTTTATCTAGATTTCCACATTCTAATACACTATTATTAATTATTACTTTTTCATCTTTTTTATTTTTTCTATTAATAAATAAACTTGGAGGTAATATCTGTGAATATGCTTCTTTACCACTATAACAATATTTATTTTTTGGTTTATCTAAAAACCCTGTAAAATAACTATTAACCATTTGAATATTTGCCATAGTTTTATCATGAATTTCAGTATAATCTTTTGTTAAACGATAAGAACCAACTAAAGTATCCTGAACTATTTCAATAATTGGTTTGCCATCTCTTGGTGCTAAGATCATATATGGAACTGCAGCAATATCCATTAATTCATTCATAGTCTGTATGCTTTGTGGGCAATGCAAATTCATTTCATCTCCATCAAAATCTGCATTATAAGGTGGTGTATCTAATACATTTAGACGAAATGTTTGATAAGGCATAATTACTACTTTGTGACACATCATAGACATTTTATGTAATGATGGTTGTCTGTTAAATAATACAAAATCACCATTTGATAAATGTCTATGTACTATATCGCCATTTTTTAATTCTTTAGCTATAGTTTCTAAATCTTTTGAATATTTTAAATTAATAGTTGTATTGCATTTTTTAATATATTTAGCACCCGGCCAATTATCAGCACCATTCATAATTAATTTACGCATATGTTCAATATTATATTTATTAACTATTTCGGGAAATGTAATATTAATTGCTACCTTAATAGGTACACCTAGTTCATCAATACTTATATAAGGGTCTGGGGTAATTACTGAACGCGCCGACTGGTCAACACGTTTTCCATTTAAATTTCCTCTAATACGCCCTTCCTTCTTTTTCATTCGGTCTGTTACAGATTTTAACTTTCTACCATTTCTCTGTTGTGCTGGAGCAAGTCCAGGCATTTGATTATTTATAAATGTAAATACGTGATATTGCAATAGTATAGTATAATATCTTATTGTTTCTTCTGTTGCTCCTTTATTAATCTTATCTTGAACTTGATTATTTGCTTTAATAATATCACTTAATTTATGTGTTAAATCATCTTCTCTTCTTTGTCCATTTTCTTCTATAATACTAGGTCTAACTGCAGGAGGTGGAACGGGTAGAACAGTACAAATCATCCATTCAGGTCTATTCCATTTAGGATTAAATCCCATCATTTCCATATCTTTTTCACTTATTCTTTTGAATATTCTTAAGATATCTTCTGCAGTAAACTCTTGAGATACTTTTTCTTCATTTTTTTTATCCTTCCATTCTGCAATTATTTTCATAGAATTTTCTTTGTGAATTTTTGTAGGTCTTACTGCACCACATCCAACAACATCATCATCTCCGCATACTCTTAACTTAGTAGTAGTATTACATAGTTTATAATATGCTTCCCATCTTTTATGATTATTTTTAATAGATAATATTTTAGCAATATCATTCTTAAAATCTTTATGTGTTGTATTTGGAGATATAAGACATTTTGAACATTTATAACAAACACAATTCAATATTTTTTTAACTATATCAAAAAACATAGCATGAAACACAGGTTTTGCAAGAATAATATGTCCAAAATGTCCTGGGCAAAATATATTTTTTTGTTCACATGTGCAGCATATACGATTATGTTCTAATACACCCATTCGCGAATCAAATAAACCACTAATAATAGGTTCACTTCCGGCATAAGTATCCGTTTTATTAATCTCTACAACAGATCTTTTAATAATTTCATCAGGACTTAAAACACTGAATTGAATACCTCTAACTTCTTGTATTTCCACTTTTTGGTCGTTATAAGATAGTTCAGGATAAATAGACATATCTCTTAATAATAGTAGTTAAAATAACTCATCTAATGTTTAAATATATAATCAATTTTTATATATTATTATAAAAAAAACAATTTATAAAACATTTATAATTTGTAAATCATAATAAGGAGGTAATTTTTTTTTTTTATCATCAATATCTATAATAGTAAATACTCTACCACTATTAGATATTAGTGTTTTTGATATTTTATTAGAAGAAGATTTTGATTTTTCAGAATTATTTTTAGGAGGCGATATTGAAGTTATTATAAATTTTCTTTTAGTTTTAACTACTTGAGGTTTATTAGGAGATACTGATTTTTTATATAATCTATTTAATAAATATTCATCAGATTCGTGTTTTTTTAAATTCTTTTTATAAAATTTTGAATAAGACTTATCTACATCTATGCTATTTAATATATCAAAAATTTTATTTATTGCTGTGTGAAATTCTAATTCGCGTGCAACGACTGCTTTACTTTTAACACTTTTCATAAGTTTTGCTGGTGCTGAAACATTTTTTTTTAACATTCTTATTTAAATATAAGATTATAAAAATAAATCGCTGCTAGCAGGGATCGAACCTGCGACCACTCGATTAACAGTCGAGTGCTCTAACCAACTGAGCTATAGCAGCAATGGGTATCATACCCAACTATATATATAGTCTTATTCTTATATAATTTTTAATATTAATTTTATTATTATTTAATAATATGGAAAATAAAATAGAATTAGAAAAAGAATTAGAAGATTGTATAATATGTAATGAAAATAAAATATCTACAAATATGCATTGTTATAAATGTAATAAATATATATGTATAAATTGTTGCAATAGTTTATCTTCTAGGTCGTCTTTATTATTTACAGAAAAAAAAGAAATATTTATTAAATATCAATGCCCTTTCTGTAGATATGTAAATAATAAACATATTAAATTATTTAATAAAAATGAAATAATTTCTATTTATTATGATAATTTATCGCAATTATCTAAATCTCATAAATATAACGATACTATTACAAATTTATATAATAATTTATCAAATGAAAATTTAATTTTAAAAGAAGATTTAAAGAATAAAAATGATTATATTGATGAAATCAATGAACTAATAAAAAAATATAAAGAAAACAAAGAAGAGCTAGAAGAAGCATAAAATTAGTAATAAATTGTATTATGCTAATAATTTTTTAACCAAATTATTTGTTATATTATTAAATATTAATTTAATATAATTTTCAAAATCGTCCTTATTTGGTATTGATATATTTATTTTAATTTTAATATCAACTTCTGTCGTATTATCGTCTATATATATTATTTTTATATATTCTTTAATATTAATTAAATTAAAAGTTTTAATTAAACTACTATAACTTTTTTTTAAATTAGTAATTTCTTCTTTGCATTTTAATTCTTTATATTTTGTTCCATCATTTACAATCTTATATTTTCTTTTTATTCTAACATAATTATCATTCTCTAAAGTATATTTTTTTAAATATTCAGGTAATTCATTAACATATATATATATTTCTTCAATTTTCTTTTTTTTTCCTTTTATTATTTTCCAATCATATGTTTTCCAATCTATTATTTTATATAATTCTTCGTTTATATTATTTGAATTATCTATTTGATCATACATCAAACTGAATATAGTATCAACTGATTTATTAATCTTTACATTTGTTGAAAGTTCTATCATTATATATTCTTTATATTTTTAATATATATATCCTTTATATTATTATATTCTTTTTCAATTATTTTTTCATCATATAACCATTTTTTAGACAATATATTATATTTATGATTTTCATTAAATAAGACATAAATACATATATATATAACTATTACAATAATAATACTATTAGTAAAATTTTTGGTAGACATATATATAATTGATATTAATATTATGCTCTGAAATATAGAGTTATTTATTAATTTCTGTTGCGCTGGTGTTAAATCTATTTTAAGATATCTTCCTCCAATTTGCACTACTATAAAAAATAATATAGATAATGGTTCTAATGATCCAAAAATACTTGCTTGTTCCATAATTTAATAGTATAATCTATTTTTTACGAAGACAATTATATATAAACATTTATAGATGTTTTTTTATTACTATTTATATTCTTATATTTATCTATTTTATCCAATATAATATCGTTTAAATCTTTATAAGATTTATATATAATAGAAGAAATTATTGTTTCGTTAGTCTTTTTAGGTTCTGATTTATTTGTATCTGAATTATGTGTTTGTTTAATATCTTTATCATTATTAGAATATCTTTCTTCTTCATCTTTATTAAAAAAAATTTTACCTTCTGTAAATATTATTATATCAAGAAGCAATGCTATTATTGATAAAAATAGTAATAAACCGATTGTTAAATCCCATTGTATAATATAAAAATTAATTATAATAAGTATAATAAATATCCACGGATTTTCAATAATTTCTAAAATATTATCAGGATATAATGCAGCAGGTCGTAATCCTAATATTATTAAATATGCTATTAAAAATCCTGTTATTATTCCTTTAATAATATTATTTAATAAAATCATATTATCTTCATGTATATTATCGCCAATATCTTTAATTTTACTAACATCACTATTATATTCTTTTTTTTTCATAATACTTCTTTACAATTATATTATATAAAATATTTTGTTTTTCTTTCCTTTTTGTATAATAGAGAATATAAATATTAATTATTAAAATGCAATATTCAACACTTCAAGAAGCATATAATATCGGTACTTTCAAACAATCTACAATGAAGAAAAAAATTTGCAGTCAACCCATTAATAATCAGCAATTATATAGTATTGAAAATAGTTCTTTTGCTTCAAATAAAGAAAGTATAGATTATAGCAATTATGATAATAATTTAAAAAACCAAACAAATACAGAAAATTTTAATAATAACCAAACAAATAAAAATAATAAAGGTACATGTGCTCCTATTCAAGCTCCAACATATACTATACCTATATCTGGTGATTGTAAAAAAGAAAGAGATGAAGCTATTAAAACATACACTGATGAAAATGTAAGAAATAATGTAGAAAAATATAATAATTATCAAAATAATAATGAGATTCAAATTAATAATGGTAATGATAATATTCGCCCATTTTATGATGAAGATATGGAACAATATTTTGATATTAATAATTTAAAAGATGAGGTTAATTATAAATCAAATTCAGACATCAAAATAAATGATTATATGCCTAATTATAATAAAATTTCATATACTAATAATAATACAAATGAATATTCAAATAATAATATAACTAGCAAAAATGGTATAAATTTACTTAATAATAATGAATATATTTTAAGCGATGAAGAGAAAAGAAAAGCACAAGAAGCTTTAAATTATCTTAAAAGTATTGAAGATAAAATGTATAATAGTGAACTATCAAAACTAGATCCTATTAAAGAACCAGAATTAACTGGACCTGGAGGTTTTATTGTTAAAAAAACAACTGATGAAAATATATTAATACCTAAAATTGCAGAAAAGGTTGAAATTACAACTCCTACAACTCCTACAACTCCTACAACTATACATGATGCTAAATTAATCGAGAGTATAAATGAAAATAAAAAAACGCAAAATATTTTTAATATGTTGATAAATATATTTATATTTGTTTTTATAGGTATTTTAATAATATTATTATGTGATTATATTGCAGAATTAGCAATACAAATAGGTAGTTCTAAAACAGCAAATAAATTAGACCCTTTTATAAAATATCATTTGTTATATATGCAAAATATGGCAAATCATAATTCATCCATAATGCAAAATATGCAAGGTGGAATTAATAGTATTCCTGTTATGTCAAATGTTGAGCAAGCAAATTTTTCTTTACATAATATACCTTTTACACAAAATTTATCATACCCAATTGCAAAAAATTAAAATAATCTAACTAAAATCTTATATAGTACATATTATATAAGATTTAATTATTAAATTTAATTATTAATAATGCCAATAAATATATATGACTTAGTTAAATCAACTGAAATAATAGGTGATGATACTTTAAAAAATGTATTGGAAGAAAAAAATAGTAAAGAAGATGCTATTACAGATAATAAAAGTTGGTGGAAAAATTCAACAGATGGAAAAAAAAGAGTAATGATATGTGGAACATATCCTATTGGTACTAGCAATGGATATTCTAAGGTAGTATATTATATTTCAAAATATTTAGGATTATATGATGATATATCATTAACTATATATGGTTTTCAAAATGTCAATAATACAAATGATAAGGGATTGCGCAATGATATTCCTCCTTCTGTTAAATTACATGATGTATTGGCTGCAGAAAATCCAAAAAGAAATGGTTTTGGTGAATTAGAAATTGGAGATTTCATAAAAAAAAATCCTCAAGACATAATTATTATTTTTAACGATAATATGATTACATCATCTTTAACTAGTACAATAATTAAAGAGTGCGGTAATGAAAAACATAATTTTAAACTATATTCTTATATGGATCAAGTATATCCTTATCAAAAAAAAAATTATATTGAATTATTAAATACTTTTTTTGATGGCATTATAGTATTTACACCATATTGGAAAGATATTGCGAGAAAATTAGGTATTAAAGAAAGTTTACCTATATATATATTTCCACATGGTTTTGACACAAATATGTATTATCCAATACCCAAGAATATTGCCAGAACATATTTTAAATATGATATGAATGATTTTATAGTTTTAAATTTAAATAGAAATCAACCTCGTAAATGTTGGGATCATACTATAATTGCATGGGTAGAATTTGTAGAAATGCATTATAATGTAAATGTTAAAAATACTATTAAGAAAAATAATGAGAATACAAAACCTATTAAATTAATTATTGGAACAAACATTGATGCATATTGGAACTTATTAGATGTAATAGAAAATGAGGTTAAGTTTAGAGATGTTCCTCTTGATTATGTTAAAAATACTATAATTGAAGTTCCTCTTCCGCAGCAATTATCTGACAAAGAAATAAATATATTATATAATTGTTGTGATGTCGGATGTAATAATTGCAATGGTGGAGGATACGAATTAACAGTATTTGAAGGACTTGGATTAGGAATTCCACAAGTAGCATCTTATGTAGGTGGAATACGCGAATATTTAAATGAAAATAATTCAATTCCTATTAAATCAAATATATATCAATATTTAGATAATAAATCAAATGGAATTGGTGGAAAAGCAGAAATAACAGATCCTCATGATTTTGCATTAGCATTTTGGAAGTATTTTAATAATCCAATATTAAGAACAAAACATGGTAGGAATGGCAGAGAAAATATTTTGAAAAATTATAGATGGGAAACATTAGTAAAATATTTTTATTCTAATATTTTAACAAAAATATAAAAATTGATTGATATATATATTAGTTATATTAACTATTAAAAGTTAAAATGGCGCTTTTCATCGACACAGAAACAAATGGACTACCAACTCAAGATAAAGATATAAAATTTAATTTTGCAAAATATCCCGATTACAAGGATTTAAGCAAGTATAATACCGCTAGAATAGTACAACTATCTTATATAGTAACAGACTATAAATATAATAATTTGAATCTAGAAGATTTTATAATTAAACGTGAAAACTTTAATATTACTAATACTATATTTCATTCAATAACTGATGAAATTTCTGATACTCAGGGTATTGAATTTAATATTGCAATTGAAGATTTTTATAAGAATCTTAAAAAAGTCAAATATATCTTTGCACACAATATATCTTTTGATATTTCTGTAATTAAATCCGAACTTTATAGAAGAGGATTAACTTATATTATTGAAGAAATTGATAAAAAAACTTTTGTTTGTACTATGAAACATACAAAAAATATTGTTAAAATTTATAATATGTATGGAAGATATAAATATCCTTCTCTGAAAGAAATATATATGTATTGTTTTGATAAAGAAATTGATAATGCTCATAATTCAAAATATGATGTTATTAATTTGCACGCAGTTATTAAACATATGTATGATTGCGGATATCTAAACTATAATTTATAAATATATCAAAGTGTATAATAATATATTTTTTATATTTTATAAACAGAAGCGATTTCCTTTTATAAAAACTATTTCATATAATTCCCAATATTTATTAATATAATTTGGATGCATTATATCATCTAAAAATACAATATTATACTCTTCTGGTTTTTTTGTCTTAAATGTAAAATCTACATCTTTGTAATATGTCATTAGCGATCCTATATTCCAATTATTTTTAATAATATATCTTGACATTAAAATTTCTTTGTAATAAATTGCTTCATTAAATGTTTTTGCAATATTTGTTGTGCTAAATATTTCACATTCAATTAAATACTTTAATGTACTTTTGTCCATTGAAAATATATATGATTGTAACGTTGCTGCATTTAATGGGTCGCCACAATTATTTATAGTGCTCCCGAAAAGTTTAACATTATTTTGTAATCCATCAAGATATATTTGCGTCCATTTATCTTTATAATATAAGGGTAAATATGGTCCACAAACAGATGAATTAACAAATATGAAATTATCATAATTTTCATATAAATTATTTGTTAACAATGCATCACTCCATCCGCCAAAATCGTAACCTATATTGTCTCTAAATATTATTTTAACATAATCAGGAATAAGATTATCCGGAATTATAGATTTATTATTTTTATCATTAGATATTATAACAAAATCTATATTGTCATCTTTAAATATTGCATTATTAATAAAATTTTTAACACGTTGATTATATATATGAAACACATATAAAACTAATAATTTACTCATATAATATTATATAAATATATATTACAAATATATATCTTATATATAAGAAATTATATATATAAATTAATATATAAGTTAATATATGAGTTTAGAAAAATTAGTAGATAATTCAAGAACAGATAAAAATACTATACATTCTTATTTACCAGTTTATGAAAATTTATTAATAAAAAATAAATTTAAAGCTAAAAATATTTTAGAAATTGGTATTCAAGATGGAGGAAGTATAAAATTATGGGCAGATTATTTTATTAATGCTAAAGTAGTTGGTATAGATATTATAGATATTGATTCTATTCATGCTGATATTAAAAATAATGATAGAATAACTATATATGCTTCATCTGACGCATATAATATAGATTTTTTTAATAATAATTTTTTAAATAAAGATGTTAAATTTGATTTACTAGTAGATGACGGACCTCATACATTACAAAGTATGATAGAATTCATTACAAATTATTCACAAATAATGACAGACGATGGTATTCTAATAATTGAAGATATCCAATCCCAAGATTGGATAGATATACTAAAAAAATCTGTTCCTGAAAATTTAAAAAAATATATAAAAATATATGATTTAAGACAAAATAAAGGGAGATATGATGATATATTATTTACAATAGACAAATTTAATATTGAATAAATTTTATATATATATATCTCTTGAAAAATTTACAAAAAACTATCTTATTAACAAGATTTATTTTTCAATTTTGAGATTTTTTACTTCTACAAATTCACATAATTCGCATAACAAATAATCTATAGAACCATATTTATAAATTAGTAAAAAGTATTATATTACTAATTATTTATATACATTTATCAATATATAAAATTTTTGAAATAATTAGGAAGAATATATACATTATCACATATAATTTTATAATTTATAGAAAACAAGTTAAAAAATGAGTACATAATTAATTTATTTCTAAATTTTTAGAAGATTTTAAAATTTTAATAAAATTTTTTAATTATGTACTCATTTTTAATAATCAATATAAAAATTGATAAGCAAAATAAATAAAAAAACTGAACCTATAGCAAAGTTCCAATAGAAAATGCAAATCTCCCGCTATTACTATCATAGTAATAGAAACACCTTTATCGCGACATTTATAAAAAGACAAGATATTATAAATATCTATATTGACTATGTAGGTAATGAACAAGTATTAAAACTTGTAATAACAGAGGATAGATTAAAAAATATCCCTAGTTTATGGTTGTGTTATATAGTTAGTATCTTATTGACTAAAGATACTAATAATAATGAATGTGTAATTTTTATTAAAAAAAATTGGAAAAATTTATATATTACAGATTATTATGAAAAACAAGAAATAGATATTTCAAATATTGATGATGTATTATCTAGAGAAGATGATATTGAAAGTATTATTGAAGATATAAATAATTATTCGTTAATTAATGAAAAGATTCTACATAATATATTAGAAAATAAACTTAATCAAATAGATAAAGTTCTAATTAAATGTGAATTAAATGTTGAAAAAATAAGAGCTCTTAATAAGATAGTACCAGAAAATTTTCCAAAAGATTTATATAATATTCTATATATAAATACTTTATATGCAATAAATTAATCTTCTTCTAATTTATATTAATCTATATTTTTTATACTTTTAGACATCTAAATTGCCAATTTAACAGCAAACTAAATATCTAATAGTTGTAAAAATTTGCTTATTATATATAGCTTGGTCTAGGTATAAATTCTCACAAATATTACCGGTTTTTTTTCTATTGTAAATATTTAACATATTATAAATATAATCAATTATCTCACAATTCTGATATTCTCTTGATGAAAAGTAATCAATTTAATATTTCTTATTATGATTATACATAATTATTATTACTTTCATCATTTCATATAATATATATAAATATATATTAATATAATATATTAAGAATGATTTCTAAAATTTTTTTATTTATATCTGTAATGACTAATATTATGCTAGTTAATTCATTTATGTATTATAATACTTGTCCAATATATAAAAATTTAAATATGCGTTTCTTAGGTGATATTAGTAGAAGAAATATATTAGAATTAATTCCATCAACTATTGCTCCTATTATTATTCATCCAAAATATGTATTAGCATATAAAGATAAAATATATAATAGTGATGATAAAATTAATAAAGTTGCTGTATTTGGTGCTTCTGGATATACGGGAGGAGATACTATAAGAACATTACTCAATAAAAATATAAATGTCTTAGCAATAACAAGAAGAAATGTTGAAATAGTAGGTAGAGATAATGCAAAAATAAATTCTTTAGTAATTGATAATATTAAAGATAAAAATAAAATTAAAAAAGTTAGCGGCGTAGATATATTAAAACCAGAAACATTTGAAGGTATTCTATATGGGTGTGATGCTGTAATTTTTTGTGCTGCATCAAGACCAAGTGTTAAAGTAACAGGAACACCCGGAACAGACGCATATGAAAAAATGAAAAATATTACACAAGATGCTATAGCAGAACCGAGTAGTAATGTTGAAGATATTGGATTAGTTAATGTTGCAAAAGAAGCTATTAAATCTAAGGTAAAAAGACTTATTATAGTATCTTCTATATGTGCAAAATGTCAAATTGGTAAAGAAAATTATGGAGAAACAATTGATAGAGGATTTTCTAGTTGCGATGCTTGCTATAAAAAACAAACTGGTGAAGAAAGAGTTCGTATTCTATATAAAAATATTCCAAATAATTTTAAATATAATTTAAGTTATACTATTATAAGACCTGGAATGTTATCTCCTGGTGAAAAAAGGGGATATAAAGAGGTTGAATTCAACCAAGGGGTATCTAAAAGCGGTATTATATCTAGAATTGATTTAGCAGATATCTTAGTATCTGCTGCTGAAACAGATAGTAGTGCCAGAAAAACATTTGAAGTGTATTATAAAGATACTGCTCAACCAGTAGATATGTTTAAATCATTAAAAACATGCAAAGAAATGGGAAAAAGTGTAAAAGAATGTTTTTTTGGAGAAGGTTATAATGATACATCTATATTATCAATTGATAAGATGCTTAATACTACTATTAAAGGAACTATTTTTCCTTCTGGAAAAGAAATATATGGCGAAGTTTATTCAAAAATGTTTAAATATTTAAAAGAAGATGTTTATGAAGATTATGATATAAATACGTTAATGTCTAAAGATATAATATAAAATATATAAATATTACACTATATTATATATTAAATGTATAAAATTGTTTTTCTAATTCTATTACTGATCAATGGATATAATGCATTTATTACTATTGGCAATTTAAATTTATTAAAATTAAGAAATACAAATTCAAATGTTAATTTGGAAAGAAGAGATGTTTTAAAAATTGCACACTATATTACATTACCATACATTTTTTATAAATCACCTAAAATTTCGTATGCAGATGATTCTAAATCAATTGATGATTTAAGAGAAGAAGCATATCGAATTATAGATATTATTGATGCACAAAAAGATAGTTTAAATCTACCTGCATTAAAAGAAGATAACAATCTTAAAAAATTAGTTGAAAAAAATTCTTTGGGTACAAAAAAAGAGGCAAAAAATATTACTGAAAAGGAAGAGATTAAGAATACATTAGATAATATACTTACTACTTTTAAGACATATGGAAAAGATAATCCAGAAATTGCACTTAAAAATTTACAATCATATTGTTCAGATTCAAATATAATTAAAACAAAAGATGTATTTAAATTAAAAGAATTATTTGCAGATGGCAAATATGGAATTCTATTAGGAAAGTTTGATAGATATTATGTTACAAATTATAATAAAATATATGATACTGAAGTTAATGAAACATATTATGAAGTTGATGTTAAAATTGAAGCACCTTATAATACTATGATTTATAATAGTATTCAATTTGATGAAATGTATTATCCTGAAATTTCTGGAGACCCTTGTTATATCTATTATAGATGGATATTTGTAAAAAAGACTGATAAATATATGTTAGATGGATGTTATCTACTTCATAAAAATATTGAATAAATTTATAATTTAGGTTGTAATGTAGGTTCTATATTATTTAATGGTATATTTATATTATTAACATTATCAAGAAAATCCTTTCCTCTTTCATTTTCTAATTGTGTAAAGGTAGTTCCTTTATAACTACCTAATATTAATTCTGTTTTTTTTATAGTATTATCTCTTAAATATTCAATAATTACTTTATCACCTGGTTTATATTTCTTCAAAATTAAATTTAAATCATTTGGACCCATTATTTCATTATTATCAATTGACAATATAATATCACCAATATTTACTATTTTTTGCATATTATCTCTTGTAATACCTCGCAAACCTGCATCGTATGCTGGAGATTTTTCAGGTACTTCTAATATTAATAAGCCTTTATCAATTATAGGAATGCCACTTTTCTCAGATTCTAATATAGATGGATTTCTTTCCATATATGAAATACCTAAAATAGCTTTTTTAACAAATCCTGTTTCTATTATATCTGTTATTGATTTTACTGCATTATTTATAGGAATAGTAAATCCAATACCAGACGATACTCCATTTCCTAATGAAGCAGTATTAATACCTATTAATTCTCCTTTACTATTTAATAAAGGACCTCCGCTATTTCCCGGATTTATTGCAGCATCTGTTTGAATAATATCATATATTTTACGCCCCGTCGGTGCTGTTATTTCTCTATTATTTGCAGAAATAATTCCTGAAGTAAATGTATGATCTTGTCCAAAAGGATTTCCTATCGCAAATGCATATTCCCCAATAGTTGTTTTAATATTTTTATTATAGTTTATAATTTGAAGATTATCTCCTTTATCAATATCTATCTTAAGTACTGCAATATCTAAATCGGGGTCTATTCCTGTTAATTTAGCTTTATAATTTTTCTTAATATTATTTTTATCTGTAATGGTTATTATAGCATTATCTACTTTATTAATTACATGAAAGTTTGTTATAATATGCCCCTTTTTATCCCATATAAAACCAGTTCCAACACCCTTTGGTAAATCTTCCTTATTTAAATTATATTTATCTGCCATACTCGTATATTCTGTACTAATATAACATACAGCAGGAATTGAATTAGAAAATATATTTGCTTGTTTTTTTTCTATATTTGGTAATAAGTTATCATATAAAAATATTGAATTTAATCCTAATAAATTTGTACCTAAATAAAATAACAAAATACTTCTTCTATCACAAATTTTTAAATTAAAATTACTATCATTTGTCATTTTTAAAACAGGTTTCTGTAAATTTTTTTTTAAAATTATATTAGAATTTATATATGATTCAACAAATAATATATTAGTAAATAATAATAAATAAAATAATTTTTTAATATACATAATTTCTTAACTTTCTTGATATTATTATAATTTTATTATTTATATACTATTTAGTAAAATTGATATTTATAATAACTTTTTTTATTATTATACGAATGAAGGCAAATAAAAAAATAACATTTAACATTAATTATATTAAAAAGAATATATTTTCTAATATTAAAAAAATTATTTTTAAATGGAATGGAATTATATTTGGTGAATTTGTAAGAGATTATATTATTTCTGAGCATTATATGGAGCAATATAATAAAAAATATAATTACAAAAATGATAAAAATATATGGAATATACATTTTGATAAACAAACTATAGCAAGGACATTAATAAATGATAATATAAATATCTTAATAAAAGATAATTCGAATATTATCTATATAATAGAGGAAATTACAAATTATTTTATTCAACATTTTGGAAAAGAAAATATATTAATTACACATTTACTAATTAATAATATGAATGACAATGCATATTTGTATGTGGATAATAATAGCATTATAAATAAATATAATTATAATATACTAATAGGAAAAATACCATATATTACAGAAGGAATTAATATAAATATTAATATTTACATTATAATATTAACTAAAAATCAATCTTATAGTATATTAGATTTCTTATGCAATGGATTTATAATGACAGAATACAATATATCATTATCTAATCATACAGGAATTGAATTAGATAAATTAGGAATTTTAGAAAAAAAATATATTGAACAAAAAATAATTAAAGATATAATAAATTTTACAACAGATTATAGTTTTAAATTTCCAAAGTTACAAGATGTACAAGATACTATCGATACTATCAATTATAATGAATTAGCATTAAAAAGTATTGAAAAATTAATAAAACATAGTTACAAATGGAATATTAGAAATTTACCAATTTTATATATACATCCTAGTAACATTAATAGTTTAAAATTTTGTTGTTATTGTTTTATATCTTTTGCAAAAAAAGATTATTACATTGGATTTTCTTATGAAAATAATATTAATGGTTCTTATATGCATAAGAAATGTTTCATTGAATATATAAATATTCAATTAAAAGAAAAAAAAAAGTTAATCAATAATATATTTAAAGAAGAAGATTTGTTATTAAAATGTCCAATGAATAAAACTATAAATTTTAATAATACAAATACTATAATTGATAATTATATTTAAGATATTTGTTTCCATGTTTCTCCACAATATTCACAAACATACAAATATTTCATATTTTTACTATCATATTTAATATATATTACCTGTTTTTTATTTTCAGGAGCATCGCATTTTTGATTAGGACAATTAATTAAAGGATCCTTAATTCTTCTAAGCGTAGGGTCATAACGCAAATATTTATTTACATGTTGATTATATAAAAGGTCATCTTCACTATAAATAGTTTTTGATATTTTAATAGCACTATTAATAGTTTCTACTTTTTCAAATTCACAATGCTTACAATATTTAACAAGTTTTTTTTCTTCATTTGATTTAACATATAACATATTATCACATAATTCACAGAACTCCATTTTATAATAATAATAAGAAAATTATAAA